GTCTGGTCCGTTGATTGAACTTACCCCTTCCGAAGCCTATTGGATTGTTAAGCTGGGACTTCTGAAGGAAGGTGTTACACGTGAAACAATGTCCCGTCTGCGGGACCTCATACGAGGGCAAGACTTGTCCGAGGTGCGGTAACTGTGACACCTGACACTAACCAAGCCCTCCCCGTGCGGGAGACGATGGTAACCGAGGTTAAGATTCGGTTTAGTGGCATGGGTCATGGTATGGCCGAAACTCGCGGCTGGAACGAGGAACTCTTTGAGACACGGCAACGGTTAATTAATCGTTGCCGTGAGAATTACGGTTCCAAGGTCCGAGTTGAAATCCTGCATCAGGTTGAGGTGTACTATGCGAAAGGAACTGGGCGAGAACTTCGTAGGGTTGTTTACTGACCCCGGCGCTGTCCACACCGGATACGTAATCGTCGCCATTGGACCCCGTAACTTCGAGATTCTAACGGCAGGTGAAGTCAATGGCCTTGAAGCATCGGCTGATCTCGTCAACATGGCGGTTACGGGGTTTGGGGCAACTCTCTGGATCTACGAAGGTTTTCGCCTGTACGCCCATAAGGCTCAGGTTAAGGTCAACGATGAACTTGAAGAAGTTCAGACGATCGGGGCCATGCGGTATGCGTCTCGTCCATACCACCAGTCGCTTCACATCTCTAAACAATTTGCGTCTGAGATTAAGATACCACCTTTTGAGGACGATCGTTTACGGGTGATGGGACTCGACTACCGCAAACACATGCCGAGCAATCACACTCGGGATGCCTTCCGACACTTTCTGTGTTACTGGTGCTTCAAGTTGAAGAGGGGTTATCCCTCCATCCAAGGGCTGAAGGGAGTAGTTGCAGTTGCACATTGATTCCAGCAAGATTCGCGGCATCGTCTCCGCAAGCGTCATGGACGAGCGTGAGCGGCAAGAAGCCAAGTGGGGCGAGCAGAACCATGAGCCTTGTAAGTACCTAGCCATCCTTGCTGAGGAGTTCGGTGAGGTATCTGAGGCCGTGGTTCATCTCACCTTCGGTGATGTTCTGAAGCTGAAGGACGGCACCGTGCTTACCACTGTGGCTGAGGTTGAGAAGCACTACATGGAAGAACTGGTGCAACTTGCCGCTGTGGCGCAGGCCATGGTTGAGTCAGTCCTTCGCCGCAAGATGCTGGAGGCTGCTACAAGGGAGGCCATGCTTGCCGAACACTCCAGCTAAGAACGAACAGCGCCGTAAGCTGAGGCGTGAACTCCATAGAAAGGGCATCTGCTCTGACTGTGAAGTTCGGTCCGCTCGACCCTTCATGTCTACCTGTGGGTGCCGAGATCATCACGGAAAGAAGGGTGTTACACGTGAAACAGTTGACCTTGCATGACTTCCCTTTGATACACGTTGAGGTCACCCTTGGCCTGCGTAAGGCTGACGGAACCCAAGCTACTACCCGCGATCTGACTGAGTACTTGCAGATGCTCAACAAGGAGCGGGCCGAGTCTCAAGCCATGGCTATGACCTTCAAGGTGTTCTCTGGGTACTCTCCATACCTCACCTTTACCATTAACAGTGAGCCGGAGAGTGTCACCACGAATGAGATCGTGGAAAACGTGGCCCTCCTCCATCTGGACTACAACCCAGAGGGGCAGGCTGAGGAGCGGTTCGATACTCTGGTGTGGTACATCCACCAACTCATGGAGAAGTTCGGCCAGCACGTGGCCTATGCCCACTTCGCTACAGATGGTGGGCACAGGATGCTCACCTTTACATGGGCACCGGAACCTGAACCTATGCAGGTGCCCACCACACGCTATCCGAATACCCCAGAACCTGCGACATACTCATAAGCTAAAAGACCTACCCAATAGGGTAGGTCTTTTTTTTGTTACTTCTGGTCGGTGAACCAGTCGCCGGAGGTGGGGTTGCTTAGAATCCCCGCCATCACTAGGATTCCTAGGAAGCTGTTGACCAGTTCGGTGTACTGGTCAGCCACCACGTGGACACCCATCGTCTGGAGCAGGAGAAGGAGGAAGGATGCCAGGGCAACCCAAAGACCCTTGTTGCGGAATCGGTTCATGGTTAGAACCTCCCATCCTTCAAGATGAATCGGGACAGGATACGAGCAATGACGGTGATTGCCCACCGGAAGGTTACAGGGCCGTCAAGGTTTGGGACTAGGGAAGTGATTAGCTTCAGGTCCCAAAGGTAAGAATACTCTTTGGCGCCCCACTCCTCCGGGGTGAGGGCTTTGTTCACCCCGGAGATGATCTCGCCAAACGGGAACTGTGGGCCGGGACAGTAGGGACGATCTACAGCGTCGATCTCGCTGTGACCGATGATGTTCAGGCGGTTCACAGGGATTTGGAATTCAGAGCAGAGCCATGCGAACAAGCTGATTGCCGCCTGAACCTGCTTCTCGGTAGGGTGCCAGAAGTCACCTGTAGCCATGTTGGGATGCTTACCCTCAAACTCTACACTGATGGTGTAAAGATTAGGGTTCACGCCGGGGTACTGCCCGAGCAGGGGCCAAAGGCCGTTCTGCACTTTGCCGTTACCCCATGCCCCATCCTTCAAGGCCACGTACTGGTGAATTTCTCCCTCCTTGCCGATGCCGAAATGGGTGGAGGCATCAACCGCTGTGTTGTTGAAGTGGGAGTCCGTGCCTACCAGTGTGCCCTCCATGATGTGGCACACGATGGCTAGGGGTTTATATTGCTTCTTGGTTCTCTGGTCGATACGGTCGGGGTAATAATCCCCATCCGTACCGACCCACTTAATATCAGGCTGTTTCACGTGTAACACCTACTTCCTAACCTCTGCCGCTAGGTTATCCACCGACACCTTCAAGGTATCGAACTTGTCAATGACCTTGTCAAGTGTGGCTTGGTACTTAGCTTCCCGCTTAGAATTTTCCTCCATGGTCTTCTTCAGCAGCCAGCCAAATAAACCTACCACTGTGGCTACGACGCTGATCAGGGCCAAGATGATCTGCCCTTCGTTCATCACCGGGAGGGTCCCCCTTTCGGGGTGTTACATGTGTAACACCCCTATCTGCCAGCTAGGAACGGGTTGTTCATGGTAGGCCGAAGGTCCTTCATGTTGGGAACCTCCCCGCCCATCTGCTCGAATCCCTTGAGTCGTCCCTGACGGCGACGGTTTTCCTCAAGCAGGGCCTGAAGGATTAATTCCTCCTCATTGAACTGCTTGTTGATACCTCGGGTGAAGAACTTCTCTGGGTCTGTGAACGTGGTGGACATCGCCTGCGGTCCGCTAAGGAACGTGTCAAACAGGAACTTAGTGTTCGCGCTGGTGTACTGACCGCCGTCAGCCCCCTGTTCCGTTGGGAGAAGCAAGCTGGCCAGTCCTGAGACTTCCTTCTTGCCATACCCTTCAGCTGTGTCGATGGGGATTCCATTGGAGTCCACTCCGCGCATCTCACCTAGCAGGGCCTGAATGACGGGATGTGGGAGCCGTGAAGCAACCTTCAACCCCTTGCCGGGGGTCCAGTTCTGCCAATCAAACTGAGACAGGCCGGGGTTGAAAGAATTAACATTCCCTTCACCATCACGCCAAGCGAGAACGCCTTGATCGCGTAGGTACTCGGGAAGTTCGTTGTAGAGATTCTGGTCCCCTCCGGCAACCTGAGTTCGTAGGTTGTCGAACTGTGAGAACTTGCCGGGGTTACGTAGCAAGGACTCAAGAGCCACAGAGGGGTTCTTGGCGGCGAAAGTGGAGAACGGGGCCAGAGGTCGGACCACATCACGCATGAGGGGGCTTACGTCGCCGTAGTCGATCAGATCATCCTTCACGATCTTACCTGCAATGTTGGCATCCCCATGGTTCTTTAGGCCATTCATGAAGTACGCTTCTCGTGAGGTTTGGCTGGGATTCTTGAGAATATCAAGACCAGTCTTGTCCTTAGCGAGTTGACGTACCCTCTGGAAGGCGGAGGAGTTGGCACCGATGGCTTCTACCTGCGTACGGGACACTCCCATAGCGCGGGCAAGGTTCTTGGCATCGGTGGCGGTGAGGTCAAGGGTGGTGTCAGCGCCGGGGCTGTACTCCCATTGTCCGTGTGTGTTCTTGATCCAGTCACGAACTCGGGCACCCTTGGCAATGGCATCACCTGTTTCACGTGTAACAGTCTTACCGATGCTTGCCAGATCGCCCTCACCAAGTATGTTGGTGCGGACGAAGTCATCGACCGTGTTACGGATATGGTAGGCGGGGTTGAACTCGGTGACAAGGGTCTTCCAAGGCTTGGTGATCTTCTCAACGGTCTTCAAGCCCTTAGCCAACGGGCTGTCACGTAGGAAGCCCAGTTCCTCGTTGGCGAGTCTGCCCTTGTATGCCTTGTCGATGTAGAGCCGTTCGGCATTTTTGCCTTCAGGCCCAAACCTTATGGCATCGGAGAGGGTGTCATAGCCTGACTTGTTCTCGGTACTGACGATGCCAAGACTCTTCAACTGCTCTGTGAGGTTCTTAGTCCTCTCAATGTTATGGAAGGTCCTGTTATAACGCTGGAAGGCGTCCACAATGTCGTCAGTGGCAAGATGATTGGCGTTGTCGAGCAGATCGGCAGGGTCCATCTCGCGCATCTTCTGGATGGAACGAAGCCCACCCATACGCTGACGCATAGCTTGTGCTGTGCCCATCTCAGCATCGCCTACGTTGATGTGTTTACCGAAGATCGGAACGTATGGATCATCAATGCCCTTGAAGAGTCCAGCAGACTCACCTCGGGTCTTGAAGTTCTGGAATTCACCATCAATGAAGTCACGGAATCCCTTAAGCCTTGACAAAGCCTGTAGTTCTTCAGCCGGGATATCCAGTTGTGAACTAAGCTGCGCAAGGAATTCAGGATCATCCAACTGCTTGCCCATGCCCACTGCGTAGTACAGAGCACGACGTTCATTGTCGGTGATGTTTGGGGCGAACTCGTCAAGAGCCTTGAAGAGACGCTCCTCGACATTATTGACACCAGCACGTGCTCCGTGCTTGGTCATATCGATGGCCTCATTCATCCCTCGGACGTTCGGAGTGCCGCTAGTCTCCATGTTACGGAATATGGCACCCAGCACATCCTGAGCCTTCTGGGGCATCATCCCCAATCCAGCACGACCAGCCGCTCCCAGCTTATCCCCAATCTTCAACTGGGCTTCCATGGCTGGAGTAGTCCAGCCTCGGATTGGGTCCCACACCTGCATAACCCTGCGAAGTTCGTCGGGAGCATACTTCATGGCAGAGCCGCTGGAGGACCGCGCTAGATTGGATGCTTCTTCCGGGATGCCGAAGAACCCAGATTTCATGTTGGCTCTGGATGCCATCTGTTGGAACTGTTCAGTTGGCGACTTGGTTGCAAAGTTGAACAGGTCATCGACTGAGTTGAAGCCCTTCTTTGCCGCCTCACGTGTTACACGTGTAACAGGTGTGACGGGTGGCCGTGCGTCGATGATGTCCTGCGCCATGCTGAAGAGTTCGTGGTCCCCCAGCTTACGTGCTTCGCTTGCTGAGATGCCAAATTCGGACTGGACCAGTTTACGCGCCTGATTGACGTTGTTGACCCCGAGGATGTCATCCACAGGATTCTTCTTGGCCGCACCCATAACGTCATCCAGTACACGTTCGCCCATGTTGGCTACCTTGTACTTAGCTGGATTGGCAAGACCTAGGGCCTTACCATCAATCTTGGTCCTGCCCATCTTAACGGGCACTAGGTTCTCGCCTAGCTTGCTTTCAGCATAGAACCCCAGAAGATCAGACAGGGTGCTGTCCGCAATACGGGTCCCTAGTCCAGTACCCTCAGCCGCAGGTCCATACTTACGGGTTGCGAACTCCAAGGCGGACTGCCCTGTCTGCTCGTTGGCATCGGTTAATGCAGCCTGAGCGAGTCGGATTGGGGCGAATCCATTACCGCGCTGGGTGTTAGTGACATCGGAAGAAGTATCCCCGATGTACCGTCCAAAGCTGTACTGCTTATCCTCATTCCAACCCTGAGCAAGACCCTTTCCGGCGGCCTTGAGTTCACCGAAGGGATCACTCCAGCCCTTAGCGGTGCCAGTGTTGGTGCCACCCTCGGAGTTAAACGCTCTGGCTTCTTCTAGGCCACCAGCTAATGCATTTGTAGCTTTTCGGATAGGGGTAAAGAGCCAGTGAAGTGCCCCAAGAGCACCTGACCCAGCCTTGGAGAAAAACCCCGGCTCCTCGATCGGGTTCATCCCTAATGCCTGCTCCTTGTACCCAAGGTTCTGGCTCTCCCTTGAGGCATCGGCTAGGCGTTGCTGATTCTGGTTAGGACCCGAAGAAGAGAGGAAGGGATTCTGCATCCCTCCCCCTCCCCCGCTGAGGAATGGGTTATCGCCAGGGCCGCTTTGGTCTTTTTCCCACCAATAGTACTTCGGCAACTGGATTACCCCCTGTTACACGTGTAACATCATCGGGACGGGCCGATGTATGTGTTTGGGAAGTACGGGTAGGTGCTATTTGTATTACCCTGTGCTCCCGCCGGAATTGGAGAACTGGATGTGGACCCGCCCATGCGGCGCTTAATGTAGTCGTAGAGACTGGACATATCTGCACCGTCTGAGACAATTCGACCAGTGTAGGAGTCAAGAGCCTTGGCGGCGTCATCTAGGGACTTCCACTGGCCTGCCTGAATGGCCTGATCGGCGAACGCCATCCACTGGCTGTTTGCGGCCTGAACCCTCAGTGTCCGGTCAGCGGCTGACTCGTCCTTGCGCCATTGGAACTGGTCCTGATCGAATTTCTGCTGTTCCATCTGCCACTTGGCCTTGAGCCCAGTCTCGATCTGCCAACGGTACTGGGAATCAGCACGGTCAAGGCTTGCTTGACCGGATTGCCAAGCCTGTTGTGCAGTTTGCAGTTGCATACGGGTGTTAGCATCGAGATTGGCAAGGTCAATGCGGTTCTGGCGATCAAGGGCGCTCTGCTCACCCTGCCACACACGGTTTTGCTGGTTCTGGGTCCCGGTCCAGTCACGCTGGGCTTGGTTTTCACCAGACTGCCATGCTCGCTGTGTGGCATTCTCGCCCAACTGTTGGCCGAACTTGTTCATATCCCAGTTAAGCCCACGATTGAACTGATCGGAAGACTGGTCCATCCCCAGAAGTCGAAGGGCTATATCCGAGGATAAACCCCTGTTCTGGAGATCAAAGTTGCGTTCATCGTTAAGGTAGGACGAGCGCAGGGATTGGGCCAGTTGACCTTCCCTTCCCGTTAGATTGAAAAGGGTGTCATTCAACTCTTGACCAGCTAGGTTGACACGATTGTAAATCTGCCCAACCTGAGCGTTTTCCTGACCTTGAAGGGCCATGCGCTGGCGCTCACCATCAAGATTGGCTCGCATCTCAGCGTCGGCAGACAGGCCGGAAGCAAAGAATCCACGGTTGGCCGCGTTTTGAACTGCGGACTTGGCCGAAGATACCGTGTTCAGCCTGTTCTGTTCGTACTGAGGGGCGTACATAGCCCTAAGTAGGTCAATTTGAGATTGACCCTCTGATGCGAACCTGTTATACCCCTGTTGCGCCTGCTGTCGTAGGGGCTCAATTTGCAAGTTAGCATCGTTCTGCGCTCTACCCTGAACAGCGTTCATATCTACCTTGGACGGGGTAGCAGCGCCCATAGCAGCTTGGCCTGCACTGGTGGACGAGGGCAGGGGGTTGGTTGTCTGAGGGGCAGGGCTGGTGGATGTGGGCTGGGCAGGTGCGGGTGCAGGAGTTGAAGCCTTTTGAGGTTGATCGGGGGTATAGTACTGTGTGTAGTCAGTACCATACTGGTTCTTAACTCCGAACCCGCTTAGATCGATGCCCTTGGCTGTGGCATCGGCGCGTAGCGTATCGGCGTACTGATGCGCCCCCTGTTGCAAGTCGGCCCTCCCTGACGCACCATATTCATTGTACTTTGTTTGCGCTCGGCCTAGTTCCTTTAGGATGGACTCCACTTCGGGGTCCAGCTTCACGGACTTATCCGGAGTGGTTACGTACTTACCTGCCGATGTTGGCAACCTAATTCTCCTCCCTTGGAAGGATTTTCTACTTATAGTGTAACACTTTAGGAATAGAATGTCAATATCTAAACCTAAAGTGTTACACGTGAAACACTAGACCATCATCTGGTAGCGGCTTACGGAGTAGGAGTACTCCACCTCATAATCGTGTCCGATGCTTGATCCATCGGCATGGCTTAGGGTATTACTCCCTAGAATGAATCCTGGGATGTCGAACCAAGCTGTGACTATGCCTGAGCCGAAACTGCCAAGAGTGCTTGTGTTGGTGGGGCCGGGGCTGTTGGCTGTGGTGGAAGTGGGGTTTACCCAGTTCCCTCCGTTGGCTCGTATGTTGGGGTTGGATGAAGTGTTAGTCACGGTGTAGTTGGCGGTGGCTGATACATGTGCCGACGATGTGACACCCACATCGCTAACCCACGAATAGGTGGTTATACAGTGTCCGGTTGCATAGGGGCCAGAGAAGGATAGTGACGAACCTTCGCTATCACCTGACCCAGCCGGACCTCCGCCATGCACAAAGTATACAGAGCCATTCGATGCAGATGCTGAATGGCTATGTGAACACGTGGTTCCACCAGAAACCGACGGCATATCGCACTCAGCGGGGGCACCTGATGTGTTTGTGTCCGAGTCACTAGTAGACGAGGAAGAGGATGTGGACTTGCCAGTAAACCTCACCTTAGCATACACAAGCGCAGTTGCATCGGGCGGGGTGGAAATAACAGTAGTGGCCCCGTTAAGCACCGTGGATGCTGGGGTATCCACAACAGGGTCAATGGTGATGGGATACTTATGCTCAGGTTGAGGGTAGCAGACTATGGAGATCATGTTCCCCAGTACAGACCATGTGGTTCCCACCGTGACTCCGTTAGCGTCAAAAGCGATAGGTCCGGGGATTGTGTAGTCCCCGATCTTCGCCTTATCTAGGTAGGTGGTTTCAACGCCTAAAGGAGCAGGCTCCACCTTTCCTGTGTGGTAGTTCGTGTGGACTACAGGAGCGTATTCGGTGTCAAGTACGTCCGAAGTCCTAAACACGAAAGTGGTGCGAGATTGAGCCGTCTTGAGGATGATGTTCTCCTTGAGTCCGCTTCCCGCTACGGAGTATTCAATATCCACTCCCGGCCACGCTTCCCTGTATAGCAGGGAGTCCCCAGACTCAGATAGTACTGCACCCACAGCAGATACGTCAACAGGGCGGATGCTAAACTCCCTAGACCCCAAGAACTGTACAGGCTTATTCAGCTTATCGGGGAGTAGGATTAGCGTCTCTCCTACACCCGTAGCATACCCGTTTCTCTGTGGGGTGAACTTACCATCCTGTTCTACCCAGTTGCCCTTGTCCTTCTTCCCAAGTGGCAAGCTGGAGATTCGAACAGTAACGGTGTTGTCGTCATTGAGGCGATGACGTACATGCCTGTTCTGGTAAACATTCTTCGGCATTACATCACCGCCTTAGATGGTATACTCAAGCACAATGGTAAGGGTCATGTTCTTGGGGGTGCCAGTTACCGACGTAACCACTGGGGCTAGGAGGTCGCCATCCATCAAGGTCACATCCGCTGCATCTACCATCCCCGCCGTAGTAGTAACAGAGATGTCATTGAACCCAGTTGCGTCAACCCCATTGACCTGTATCTTCAGGCCAACACTTGTACCAGAGTTGATACGGAAACGCACCTTGGCTAGTTTAACCGTGGTCCCCGGTGCCACCGACACAAAGAACGGGTTAAGGTACTGTGTATCGCCGGAGGCTACTGCAATGTCCCCGCTAATTAGATAGGAGTGGCTTACCTGCACCTTCTTGGTATAGGCTCCCAACTCTTCTTGAGTTACAGGGTCAAAGCTGAGTTCCGCTGGGGTAACGGTGCCGAGGACTAGGTACTCACCCGTAACTGAACGTACGGGCATCTCACCTAGAACAGCCGCCGCCATCTTGGTGTCAACCGTCTGTGCGGTGTACACTGGGTCAGTCAGCTTGCTAAGATCAACTGACCCAGTCTTCAGCTTGGAACCGTCAATGTCGGCATCGGCGGCGATGTTGGTATCGCCCAGCTTCCCGTTAATCCACTCATGGATTCTGTTGAACTCGTTGTCAAGGTGGTACTCAAAGAGCACCTGCCCGTCCAAGAAATCGTACAGACGATTGATTAGGGAACCCCCGGCCATAGCGAAACCTCCTCACTGTTACACGTGTAACACTAGGCTTTCTTAATCTTGAACTCCATGCCCAGCCCGTAGATGGTCACTGGCTCGTCCAGCTTGTTGTTGGACACCACGAAGTAAATCTGGTGGCCCTTGGCTCGGCAAGGCACCTCCTGAAATACAACATCTACCCAGCCCAACCTATCCTGTCCGAGAATCCAGCTTCCAAGGGCCGTTGATTCGTTGAAGTCAAAATCGAAGCCTTGAGTGACATAGTCCACCACTACGTCAATATGTGCGGAGGAGGTGTCACTGTATTGCTTCGCCATGACGTGTAGGGACTTATACTTCTTTAGGTTGACCAAAGCCCTCATGTCAAAGGATTTGGACCTAAACTTGAAGTCAATAGGCCCCCCATCGTCGCTGTACGTTGGCTCCTCCCCAAGTGTTTCCACCTTGTACCCCATCTTGTAAATCGTGTGGGTGGTGGACTGATACAGGTCCACGTTCCAGACTAGGTATTGGGTGAACTTATCGGCAGAGTAGTCCAACGTCCACGCCTGCCGAGTCACGTACCAGCGAAGTACCACCCCTTCATCAGGGAAGGAGATCTTATACTGATGGTCATGGAACACGGCTACGCACTTCTCAACCCCTCGAAGATTTCGGAAGGTGGGTTCAATCTTCTGAGATAGATAGGTAACGTTCATATTGCGATCAGATGCTGTGACATTCACAAGAGCGTAAATGCCCTGCTTGTTCACGAAGATCAAGCTGTTATGGACAGTTACGATGCTCTTATGAGACTCGCATCCTACTGCGTTATTGGTAAGGCGTAGATCGAAGGCTTCCGGCTGACTAAGATCAGGTTGCTTACCGAACAAGGTGTGGATTGACCCTCGGGTAAACAGTACGAGGGTATCACGGAAGTTGGATATCCCGGTGATAGGCTCGTTGTTATCTGTGGTCACATCGAACCCGTACTTAGCAGGGAAGTAAGCACTTTCGCCGCCGGAAGGGGAAAGACCTAGATCGGTGAAGTACCCGTTCTGCGGATTGTCAGCGTCACCGCATAGGAACAGACGGTCCCAGTGTATCTTCACAAACTTACATTTGTGGATAGTGCTGGTCACATCTGCGTAGGCGTTAAGGCCGATTAGGCTTATTTCATCGGTGGTCGGATAGTAGGGCGCAACCACCTTGGCATCCCCGATTCCGTCCCATACGATCAGGCCGTTTCCACTGGTGGCGTACATCCTGTCGTTCCATGACACAAAGGTTGCGTCTTGATCGGCAAGAGTGAACGATGTGGTGTTGGTAGTTGGTGGAGTGACACCTGCCTCTGGGGTGAGGGTCCCGTCGTCGGTCCATGTGCCGACATCTCCAACTGTCGTCAGCTTCAGGAAGTCTCCCGCCACACCTGCGGTTACCAATGCTCTGTACACCTCGTACCCAGTACCGCCGAGACTACGGTCCCACGTTACAACAACCTTCTTAGGGGTTGCCCCTTGTGTTACACGTGTAACATTGGTACTGCTCACGATGTTGGGATCAGACGCAGTAGTCTTCCCAGTAGCATCTAGTGCTACTACCTTGTACTCAAGGGTAGTACTAGCCGTGTGGCTGGAGTTGTCAGGGCTCAACACAGCCTTAACCGACCCCGGCTTGTACATACGGATAGGAATTTTGGTCCATAGTCCATTCTTCAAGAACGTGATAGGGTCGGATTCCCCCACATCATAACGGTGCAGGTTACCCCCAGCAACAGCCACGAGGTTTCGTGATGCCCTCAATCGGAAGGCATACATGCCACGAATGGTCCCTATCGGCTGGAATGGCAGTCGGGTGTATCCCCTACGCTTGGAGACGGACCCGAGTTCATCGATGTCGATGTTCTGACCCTCAACGAACTCATTCTCTTCCACTTGATGCACCGCACCGTTGGTATTCAGCCCCGCCGAGAAGTCAGGGAACATCTGAATCATCTTCCCTGATCTGGTGTTAAGCCGAGGTGCTGACATCTAGATTACCTCCTACCTCTTGCCCATGATGGACGGGGGTCTGATCTACGGGGTGCCGATGTACCCCTCTTGCTGGTGTGCTCGTCAAGCTGGGCCTTGATGCCCTGGTACTTATTGTCAGCAAGACGCGCGAGTTCAGTCTCGTCATCGGCAAGATAGTACTCGCAGGTTGCGTAGTGGGTCAAGGCATCATGGAAGGGTAGGCCGATCTCAGGAATGTCAGTCTCGTTGGCAAGCATCACCGGATAACGATAGTACCGGGAGACGAATCTGCCGCTGGGAAGGGGTTGACGCCACTCAATAGAGGCGTTCTCGTAGATTTTTAGGCCGTATCCTGCATCTTCCAGCGCCAAGGGTTCCATACCGTCAAATTCGACGGTTACCTCCCTCAACTCTACGATGTCAGTAGGAAGTGTAACTTCCGTGATCGTCGAGTCTGGAGGGATTGGGATTAAGACCTTTGATGGGATACGTGCGACCATAGCCAAATCCCGAAGGGCCGAGTTGAACCATCCGATGGCCTTGCTGGGGGGTATGTTATCCTCAACCGCGTCCTCAACAGCCTTACGGAGTTCTGATACCTTTGGCATGTGTACACCTCCTGTTACACGTGTAACACAAAAAGGAGTAGGGGGCGGACCCCCTACCCCCTTCTAATTACATCTCCATCGGCGCCAGCTTGGCCTGAATCTGGGCGGCAATCTCGTTGGCCGCATTGAGGTCGGCCATCAGTTCATCCTGCGAAGCAAGGCCCAGCGTTAGCATGGTCTGTGGAGTGATCTCGCCGGACTGGTAGAGAATCTTGATGGCATCCTCCGGCAGTTGGACCGGGACGCCGCGCGGAATGACGAAGTTGTAGCCGTTGATGCCCAGCTGAACGGGCGTCAGGTCCTTGTGACCAGCAGCCTTCATGGCACCGTTGATCTGGTAGAGGATGATCGGGTGACGCTTCTGCTCACCGAAGACCTTCTTCATGTGACCGAGAACGCGATCGATCTCGCGGTCCTTGGTTGGGTCCGGCTTGTTGGCGCTGGCGATCTCCTTCTGGGCCTTGGCTCGCTCGGCGGCCTGCTCCTCAGCAGTCATATCGTCCCACTCCTTCTGGGCGGTGGGAACGTTGGCCCCGGTAGGACGATTGACCTGAATGTTCTCGGTGGTATTTAGGTTATCCTGCACACCCACTATGGAAACCCCCTCAGTTAGGTCTTGTTCATTTGAGGCAGGGGGAGCGAAGATGCTCCCCCTACTGTTTCACGTGTAACACCAGCTAGGATTAGCCAGTGAAGCCGTGCTCGATGCGGAGAAGGGCCAGCGGCTGGAGGATGACAGTGGTGAACATGCACTTCCAAGCCGTGGTCGAACGCTGATCGAGGGGGTCCTCGGTGCCGCCGGAGCCCTTCGGCTTGAAGATGTAGTCCACGTTGCCGGACCCAGCGATGTCCACGATGCCGAAGGCGTCAGCGCCGATCATCAGGGCACCATAAACGTCAGCGCCAGCGGCGCCAGCGGCGGCCCAGACCTTGGCAACCTCGGTCATGATGATGCGGACGCCGTAGATCATGCCGACCTCGCCGTCATAGGACCCATCGGTGTCCTTGTACTTCTTCACGTCAACCCACTTCTTGTTGCCTTCGAGATCGAAGACAGCGTCAGGGTGGATTACGAGAACGAACTCGCCCCTGCCAGCAACGGTGGTCTTGTCGCCCTTATAGGGCTTGACCTTGTTACGCTGCATGACGCGCTTGGCGGCGCGGATGGTATCAACCGACATGGAGTGGGCCTTGCCCACCGTGACACGAGAGGTCGGCTGGGCCGTGGCCGTGTCGCGGACCAGTTCGGAGTCGGCGTTGAACTTGGTGGCGAAGGCGTAGAAGACGTTGGTGCCGCCCATGAGGACCTCACGGACAAGCAGATCGACGTACTCACCAGCCTGCTCACCAAGCAGTTCGGACGCCTGATCGAGGATGGGGTCGAAGGCGACCAGTTCCAGAACGTCGGTGATGGCGATGTACGAACCGTGCTGAACGACGGTAGCCGACACGGTGCTGACGGAGATGTTCTGACCACCAGGGGTCACACCTTCCGTAAGCTGGAACTGGTTGTTAGTGTAGCCACCAGCCGGGGTGAGGGTGTCGAAGCGACGGAACTCAACGGTCTTGCTGTTGCCCTTCGGAATCTTGACCTTCTGGCCGAACTGGGAGTAGACCAGCTGGGGGCGCAGACGGGTCAGCAGCTTGCGGTGGTAGAAGGTCTTAATCTCCGGCGAGAGATCATTACCCGGAGTATTCGCGGCGGTGGTCTGGAGGTTGGTGATTACCGACAAGATTGCTCACTTCCTTAGATAGATGTGTTACACATGTAACACCCATCCTACCGCTGGTAGTACCCCTGGCGCATCCCCATTGCCGCCTTCTCAAATTCCGCATCGGACATGTTGAGATAGTTGATAGGGCCAGTGGCAGAGGTGCCGGGGACAGCGGTGGAGACGGGTTGAGCCGCACGGCCCTGCATGGCGGCGATTGCCTGCCCTTGGGCCTGCTGGGTGGTGATCTGCTGGATACGTCCGAAGTACAAGGACTTGAAGGCCGTATCGAGGTTGACGTTATTATCAAGGGCGAACTGACGAACCTCTCCCCGCACCTGCTGGTCGTTGTAGTCAATACCATACTGGGCGGCGAAAGTAGTCAGGTTGCGCTCGGCCTCAGCCAGCCTCTGCTCACCGACGATCCTCTGCACAGATTCGACCTGCTGTTGCATGGCCTGAAACTGCTGGGCCATCTGTGGGCTAATGCCCTGAGCCTGCTGGGCCTCCATTTGCGCCTGACGCTGGGCCTCACGGACCTGCTGGAGAACCTGAGCGGGGTCACGACCCATCTGCTTAAGCGCCTGAGCGAGTTCCAGAGCGTGCTGGTTTTGCGCCTGCCACTGGGCCTCTGCGGAGGAGAGGGCAGAACGGATGCGATGACCGAACTCGTCAACCTGCTGGACCTGCTGAGGCTGACCCTGCACTACGCCCTGAGTTGTCGGCTGGGTCGGCGTCTGAGTCTGGAACTGCTGGCCCTGCACCTGAGTTGGCTGGGCCTGCTGGACCGGGGTAGCTACCTGCTGACCCGCATTTACCGGAACCGCAGTTTGTACTCCACCGAATCCATTGGTGCTGTTTACACCTTCCATATTTGGGTCCTCCTGTTCTGCGCCCGTGTTGTGACCCGGCGGCGGTTGATTTGGTGTGTTACACGTGTAACAGTCAGCAGTCCAAAGCTGGAGTAGTGCTACTTATTGTTACACGTGTAACACTGATGGGGTTTTCTCCATCTAACCCTAGTGTACCATATGTAGAATATGATGTCAATAGGGTTTTTTAGAAAATTTTACCCCTGCGGCGGTACGGGATTACCTTCAACTGGAGGATTCTGGCCAGGAACGGCTTGAGCGGGTCCAGTAGGCGCCTGCATTTGCTGAGACATCGCTACAAGTTTCTGTGGGTCCAACTGAGACAGGTCAATTCCCTGCTGTTGGAGCATCATCAAGACTTGCGCCAGTTGCATGGCCTGTTGGACCTGCTTGCCAGCATTAGCCTCCTTGATACGCTTCTTAATGCGCTCCTTGAGGGGGAAGCCGTCGAAGGTATCCAACAACTCCTCAGCGGTGATAAGAGGCGGGTCGAATTTCTGCTCGGCCTGCTTCTGGAACATGTCCCAAGCGCGTTGACCGATGGAGGACTTGTTAATCGGAGTGCCGGACCCCGCCTCAACATGAACAGTAAGGCAGATGTCCTCATAGTCCGAACCCGTAAAGGGGAAGAACTGACGAGAACCGTCCTCACCGACGATGGGGATGTACCTCTCCTCGGTGTAGAACTGCTGGATTCGGGAGATGGTCAGATATACCAGCCGAGAGACAAAGTCCTCCACGTTGAAACCCTTGTCCTGATCTCGAACGTTGGCCTTATCCTGAATCATCTTGATGCCCGATGCCGCCGTTACAGAGCCGCCGAACTGGCCCATATTGGCCTCGTCCATGGCCATAATCATCCGGATACCCTCTCGGGCCTCAGAGACAGTCTTGAAGGACGATGCCGGAATTTCCGGTACGTCGAGATTCTTGATACCGTCAGGGGTACGCGAGGGCCACACAGCACCGGGCATGGAACCCAGTTCGGCTACCTTGTCGGGGTTGATCCCCGAGTCATAAGTAACCACCTTCTGGGTGTTGGTCATGTGCATGGCGTTGAGGGCAATCAAGCGGCTGATCTGGTTGATCGTGTTCTGGTTAGCGATAACCTGTTCAGGTTCGCCCATTCCGAAGAACGACTTGTCAACCTCGTAGTCGTACAGGACGGAGAAGGGGAACTGACCATCCTTGTATACATCCTCCGCATAATAAAGGAGAATGTCGCCTACCTTGTAGACAAGGTTGATGTGCCAGTTGCCGAACTCGTCCATCTGGCGCATCCATACTTCGTCTAGCATGACTTCCTTGGAGCCGGAATGGGTATTGTTGACGGTACGACCGAAGTAGAACTCAGTAGCACCCTTGTCCGCAATCTCCAACTGCTCCAGCTTGGTCTTCAGCTGGGACTTGCCAACATACTGCTGGAACATCTGGTTGTTCTGAATCCAGTTGAGGTTGCGAGGAGTCCGGATGGTGATCCAGTTGCAAGCACCCGGACCCTCCAGAGCATAGCCGCTGGGGTCGGGGATGACATTGGACGGGTCCACCAACTCATAACAAACCTCACCCTTATACAGAGTGTGGGATACCGGATATGACTCTCCGTTAAGGGGGTTGGTGAAGTCCTGGACTCGGGGAAGCGTTCGACCCCCATTCACGTTGTTATCCCAGTAGACCTTAACAAGGGCAGTACCCAGCTTCAAGGCCGTATGGATGGAGCGGCGTACAATGCGGCGACCGTTCAACTTGTTCGTACCCCAAAGGTACTGGACCACCAGATCGAACATGTTGGCGATATCATCGTCACCGGGGTCCTGACCGTAGATGATCGGTACGATGTTAGCGGTTGCGAGGTTAGCCGAGTGTTGCTCAACCGTGGCGAAGACCCAGTTCTCCACTGGCTTAGGCATCCACGGTGGGGCGTTGTCGTCCCAATGCTCGCCTAGCCAGTACTTATCGGCCACCATCATCTTGTTCTTCCGATCGGCGTAGGCAGAGATACCCGCCTTGATTTTAGTGTCAAGATCGCCGATCAGTTCGGTGGACTTATCCCCAGACAGCTTCTTGATGGTGCCATACTGCTTTGGGGGTAGCTGTTGGTCGTTAGGGGTAACCCCTCCAACTAGGGTCTGGAGGGCTTTCTTGGCTCTTGCACCCAAGCCCATGGGCATAGCCATTACTTCTTACCTCCCTGATAGGTCTTGACCAAATCCTGATACATGGGAGGAATTGCAGCCGAGTATTCATCATCGGCTGTTTCACGTGTAACAGGGACGGGCTTGGCCTCCTCAACCGGAACCGTGCGCTCAACCGTCATGCGGTCGGACAGAACCATCCGCTCCGTCTGAGTCGCCACGACCCGTACTGACCGCTGTCCGAAGGAGAACCCACCCACAAAGCCGACAAATGGACCGATGACCGCTAGGACCGCGAAGGCGATTAGCATAGCACTACCTCCATGTGTTTCACGTGTAACACTACCAGCCGTTGTTGGGCCACGCCCCAGCCCCGTTAAAGTTGGAGTTGGTGCGAAGGGCGAAGGGCATGTTCTTCTCGTCAAGCTGGAAGTGGCCCCTAATCTTGCGTTGCATGATCTCGAATGGGTTGGATGCAACCAGCTTGTCAATCCTTGGACGGGTCATCAAGAAGTAACGAATCTCGTCGCAGGTGTGGTCATCCTTCTTGACTGGTTCTTCAGGCTCGTTGCTGACAGATGCCGCAGGACGGGGCTTCCACCTATACCCTCCCATCTCCCGGTAGGCGTTTACACATCGGCGGTGCATCAGGAACATGGGGTGATTGGTTATGGCATTGGGCATTAGGTATTCGATTACCTGAAGGATGCCCGCTTGTACCTGATTATTGGCCGGACGGAAGGGAATACCATGGTCATGGTATTCCTGCATGACTGCGCGACCTTCCATGCCCTTCTGGCCCTTGGTGGAGGGGTCAAGGACCCAGTCCTGTACGTTAGCAGGGTTGACACCCCACGACCATAGCTTCTCCTTGATCTTCTGAGCATGGAAGGAGACTGGCTTGTTGTTGTCGTAGTGCTCGTCAAACCGGATTACACGCTCACCGGGGGCAATTGTGTAAAATCCGATGGAGGTCGGGTTGGTGAAACCATGGTCACCAGACACGAAAACGGGCCAACCAGACGGAACTTGGTGAATCTGGTCCTCGAAATCCCAAACTGGCATCTGACTGTGCATTTCGATGTCCAGCATGGGGTAAATCTGGCCCTCGAACACGTCGAAAGAGCCATCCAAGAACCTTTTAACCCATGCTTCAGGCCACCGCTTGCGCAAATCGGCCTCAAAGTTTGGTGGAAGGTACTTGTTTTCGCGGGTAGGGGCATTCACCCAGAAGTAATTAGGGTCATTTAGGGCTACAAAAATTTCCCACAGCCAGTCGCGGCCTGCCGGGTTGGTTGTGACCCATCCTTGATGTCGCGCAATCCCGTCGATGAAGCCCTGACGGGAGCGCAGACGCGACTGTAACATGTAGAAAATCTCTTTTGCGACCTCAGATGCCTCGTCAATCCAGAACCAGACGAGGTTTAGAGAGCGCAGCTTAGACTCGTCATCCAGCGGACGGAAGAGAATCTGGTGCTCGTTCGCCATGGTAAGGATGGCATCGGTCTTGGAGAATGCCTTGTCCTTGTTACCCTTCCACATCAGCTTCTCAGGGCACACTTGGAAGAATGTGTGCATGGTAGCGTCACGTAGCTGGGGATAGGTCTGTGCGCCAACAAGACCCATGCCGCCGGGGTGCTCAAGGGTCTTCATAATTGCCTTGTATGCGCCCGACATGGTCTTGCCACTGCCGACTCCGCCCACATACATGGCGTACATCTGCATGGCATATAGGAACAGTTCCTGCCGTGGCAACGGTATCCATGGCGTGTCCTGTTCCTCCAGCTTGAACTCCAAGGTTCCGCAGGCATGACAATAGAAGTAATTGCCCTTGTCTGCCATCTGTCCTCTGCATTTCTTTGGGTTTGTACAGGGTATAAATAGCAATTATGTCACCACCTAGTAATCCAATCATACCATAAAATAGTGAATATGTCAACACCCCCTCAGAGTGACCTCTTGAGGGGGTGTTTCACGTGTAACACCTACAACGGAGATAGGCCCTGGAACTCTGGTTCAAGCGTGAAGTTCTGCCTCTTGGACGACGAGGTGATCTTGCTGTTGTCCTTGGCTTGAACTTCCACTTGACCCAATCCGGATAGCTTTTTCAGGGGTGCCAATCCGGCGTTGGATACCAGAGCCACCGAAGCTGTTGCAGCCACCTTCTGTGTAATGGAGATGGCCGCGGTTGCCGAGACAGCCATATTGGGAGTTGACTTAACACGAATCAGAGGTGCTAACCCTGCATAGACATTCGTGACGATAGCCGCAGATGCCGCTAGGTTAGCTTGTACCCCTTGGTACGTCACTGTGAGCATCGGGCCAGTTGACGTGCCGCCCTGACTGTTACTAACGTATGTCCTGCCGTTCATTGTCGTAGGAGCACCTGCGACGGTGGTGTCAATGAACATGTGCAGGATGGCATACTTCGACAGAGTGTTGTCAAACACCTCAATATTTGACACATAAACGCTGGCGGCACCGTTACGTGTCAGTACGAAACGCACCCACCGATACGACCCAGTCAGAGATAACTCTGCCAACTGCTGTTGCTGATTTACTTGGGTGCCGTCAATCAGCCCAAGTTCAGTACTAGTCTTAGTCACGATGGGTGTGAACGTGACATTATCGGTGGACCCCAGAACCGCGATCGACGTAGGGACGTTGATGGAACTGGATGTCAAGGAGGCGAGGTGGATTAGTGCCCTTGTTAGTGTTTTTTCACTACCAAGATCAATGGTTACGGTAGGTGTACCAGCATTCCACCCCACCCACTTGGCATCCGATGTGGAGGTTGATGCGTACAGGCCGTCGGTCAACTCGGTGCTACCCGTATCAGGCACAGAAGGCGTAGGAGATACGGTATATGGCCGTCCTGCGGCCACATTCGTAGTCGCCATTTGTACCTGCAAATCGGACACCGAAGCTGTCAACGGCACCGTAATAGGGGATGTGTTGTCAGCCGCCGCTATCGAACCGACAGCCGTAGCCACATCCCCTGCCGTAGCATAGTCCGTTGACTTTGGAGGCCAGTGATTAAGGTTCCTCCACTTGAAGTAGGCGTTAAGGGCTCCGGATACAGCCGTTACCCCTCGTACCAAACGGACTGAGACAGAATCAATCGTGAAGTCGGCAGGTAGTGTGTCCATCGGGAACCGCATGAAGGCTTCGTAACGGTAGTAAGTGGTACTTCCAGCGTCACGCCCACGCAGAGCGTAGACCTCCTGACCACCTACGGAGTATACATAGCCCTGGAATGCTGGTTCCCAACCTGACGCAAATGCCCCGCGTTTCTGTAGCGCCCCCGTATCAATTACTTTTAGGGGGTAGGAGTTAAGTACAGGCATTGGCTACTGCCACCCCCAATGATTAAGCGGAGGTGATGTCGAGATCACCTGCGGCGAACTGAACGGTGTCCCCCGCGTTGATGGTCTTGGCCGCCGCCAAAGGTGCGCTGACCAGCATGTTGCCGCCCGTAGGTGCATCCCAGATGCTGAAGTGGGTAAGGGTGCCCCACCCTGCCGGGGTCGGAAGCGGAAAGGTGATGGGGTTGACGTTGTCAGTCAGCTTGGAAGTCCCGCTATCCACTGGGGCTGTCCACCCACCCGTGGTGGTGACCGACACACGCGCGTAGGCGTTCCCGGTGACCTCAGTTCCAGCCGTGGCGGCATCCGTAGGGTCAGCGGTGTGAAGGGCCACGTAGACGTTAGCAGGTGGCGTAAAGGCCGTATTGCGGAATACAAGGTTCAGGATGGCAGTCTCAAGGTAGTTGGATGCGTTCATGTTTAAATCCCCTCCAGTTTACATCTCCACGACGCTGATCTTGGCCCCGGCACTCGCACCCAGAACCCGAATGGCGCCTGAGTAGACTTCATCTACAAAGGCACCACCTCTGCCGTCTGCTTCCACAGGTCCGGCCTGAAGCACGAAGCTGTAGTTGGTGCTGGATGCGTCGGCATCCCCAAGAAACACGTAGATCGGCACAGTTCCTACGTTCTGTAGGATGACCTTCTTTCGGTTGGGGTTTGCCGCCAGTACCTCTGTGGATGTGTTGAGGTTGCTCGGGTGCTGGGTCGTAGCTACATTGGTCTTGCCGGATGTGGCTCCAGAGTACCATTCCAACTCGGACGGTGTCGGCATCACATACCCTCCTAATGTTACACGTGTAACAGTCTGGTAAAAATATCCGGCTCCAACTATATCATAGCATAAATTATTCAACATGTCAATATAAAAATAAAACCCACCTATTAAGGTGGGCAACAGGCTGCACAAGGGCGCCATTTCCGTCTATTCTTGACACGATCTAGTTGCCGCTGGACGAGGAATGCGCCCCTGGCTTTGTGGCATTCTATGTTCATATGGAAGGCGAATAACCCACCGTTAGCTTTTAGGTGGTCCTCATTTACGTAGATTGTGACATAGCGTTGCACATGTAACACTCCTGATAACTACAGAAAGTGACCCCCACCCGTATCCACTCAGGTGGGGGTCCCAGTGTTCGAACACACCTAGATTAAAGGGACCAAGAGTTCAAGGATGTCAACGAGTTCCGGGAGCGGCTGGGGGACCGCTACCCTAAACACCTCACGGTGTTATTTGGTCCTATGTGCAGTCTAGCGGCCCGGTAGTAGGCTTAACCAGCCGTGGCTGACCGCTTTGCACAGTTTAAGTATAGCATAAAATATCTAGCTTGTCAAGAGGGGTGTTACACGTGTAACTTGGTAATGTTATTTTTGATATTTTTGGTATAAAAAGGGCGGGGATGGGTATACTTATGCTAAGGGACCCGTTTTCGGGGGTGGGGTGGTAATGTAGCTGGGTGGCGGTGAAACGGGCGCGCGTCAGCATGGCGGCGGGGTGCGGGGTAGCGGGTGGTGCGGATGGGACCCATTTTGGGGGTGGGGGTGGTTGCCCCCTTGCTTAACCATGGGGATGCGCAACCTTCTCAGCCTGCAAGGGCGCCCGCGCACGTTCCACGTAGAACACCCCTACCTGTTACCCGTGAAACACCGAACACATGTTTGTGGGACCAAAGTCCCATATGAAGATGGGACTAAAGTCCTATGTACACTACTCAACCCCCCATGATACACTTGTCTCAGGTCAAGGGACCACGAACCACCTGCCACCGTAGAAGCCGGAAACGGTCAATCGGGGAGAAGCGGCACCCTCTACTACGTACCCAATCGTAGGCATGGTGTGACGGTGAACCCAGCGGGAATGGCCTAGGGGTTGTGAGTTCTGTTACATGTGAAACACTCGAAATGGGCGAGAATCACCTTGACAGACGTTCCTTGGCTATGGGTCGAAAATCCAAGGTGGCGCGGCTCTGGGAGTTCCCCAGAGTACACGTAAGGTAGCGGGAAGGACTCTGGCGCAATGTGACGCTGGAGCGACCCCCACAATCGCTGGGTAACCACTCCTGGGACGGTGTATCCCCCAAGTGAACCTAAACGCTGGTCACCACTCAATCGGCCCAAAAGTTCCTCTTGACAAGCGGCCCGGACCCATGGTATCATTCGAAGTGTCAGGCCGAACCAATCGCCTAGGGTGACCACAAGCTACAAGCCGCGCTTTGACGGTCGAGATGCTGTAGCTGGCGAAAGAAACCGCTTGACACGCGACCCGGACCCGTGGTAGAATGGAGTCAAGTCGGAGAGTGTTACACGAGTAACACCAACCTTGAAAGGGGGTAATGTAGCGGTTCGACGCTCGCCACGTCCGCCTAAGCCGGGCCAGCCGGGGGTGTAACCAAATGTCAGGTTCTGTCAGATTCAT